ACGAGCCATCACTATGACTGAAAGCGGCATACTGACGGTTGTATTGCCGGCGGACGTAGTCGTCCGCGACCATCTTTGTGAACCGATCTCGACTCGAATCGACCATCAGCAGCGTTCACTTCCCACACAGCCCGCGGTGACTCAGAAGTCCCAGTCGTCGTCCTCGGTCGCCTCGGCCTTGCCGATGACGTACGACGAACCCGAACCGCTGAAGAAGTCGTGGTTTTATTCAGCCCCTTATGCTCGCTCAAACACCCCGCTGCATCCCCACTTTCTAGCCCTTTCTGACTCCCGATGACTCGGGTTACCCACCGTCATCCGTGGGCAAAATGTGGGCACGCCCGCGACACACCGGCATGCGCGCTTGCGCGTTGCATGCACGCGCGCTAGCTTCAGGTCCATGAGCACGAACACCACCAGGCCGGTGGCGGTGAACGCGGAAGCGCGGCACGCCAGAAGATGAGCAGGGGACGACGGAGTCCCCGCCAACGGCACGACGACTACGCCGCACACCACGTACTAAGGACACGCCCGTGGGATACCACCAGAGAAGAGATATGAGGAAGTCGTGAGCGAAACACGTTTCATGCTCGACGCGGAAAGCCTCTGCAGCAAATGGGGCTTCGGTGACGGTGACGCGCTCGACGACTGGTGGTGGGACACCTACGACGAGGATCCTGGCGTGAACACGGACGAACTGCTCTATGCCCTCGTCTTGTCCCACCTCGTTCCCGCGATCCGTGGCGCCGGCCACACTGTAGATCTTGAGCGGATCGATACCATTCACAACCCTGTGCGCGCCGCCCGCGTGGACGGGGCGGAGGTGGACTGGTACTCACTCGAGGACACCTTCGCGCCCGCGATTACCGTCTGGGTGACACGGGATCAGGTCGAGGATGTTGTGCGGAAGACAACGGGCTCGGAGCATCGGATAAGCCCACCGCTTATCAGCCGCGGGTCATAAGCCGAGCGCTTATGCGGTGCGCAGTGAGGGGTTCCGCAGCTTGCCCCTCCAATGACACCGCCGCACGATGCAGGAGCATGAAGTACCGGGCGGGTGGGATGTGGAACCGGGCACGGATCGCCTCATCCTTCCGCCCAGACCACACAGGCCACTCCCCCTCGAAAGCTAGTAACTCGGCTGGCGTCGGCATGAAACACATGCTGCACGCAACCCCCGACACTGAGAGAAGATGAACGAATGAGTGACAGGCAAGCAGAGATCAGGCAGGCCTTCGACGCGGTCGGACAAGCCATGGGGCAGTACGCCGAGACCGTGGGCGCAAAGATGGGCGCGATGGTAGCTACTGCCGGTCGTACGGTGGCGGTGCAACGTCAGGTTGCTGTTGAAGAGGCGTGGATGCGCCTAATCGCGGTCACGCCTGGCAGTATCCGCACCGCTGCCATGTCAGAGGTTGCCAGGCGAGAGGAAGTCTTCGCCGAGATCCGTCGGACGACGGAGCGCGGCGGCTTCGATCCGCTGGTTTCGGCTATCGATTCGGTTCGGGCTGACATTGTGTTTGCTCGTATGTGACTCCTGAAACGACGAACTACGCCCCTCCCGCTTGATTGCAGGAGGGGCGTTCGTGTTGTCGGGGGTGGCGGGTACAGTCCCCCGCGTGGGGTCGAACAAGGTCAGTGACGAGAAGCTCTCTCGGGTGCTCTCAGCGGTGAAGCCAATGACACTCCCGCTGCAGGCGTACGGCCCGCACCCGGTCGAGTGGTTCGAGAAGCGGCGCCCGGTGTGGGCGTGGGTGCAGTGGCCGAACCGTGCCGCCGAACGCGTCGAGGCGTGGGCGGTCGGCGCGAACGACCGGATCGTGATCCTCGAGGTGCCGTGTGACGGTGGTCACTGGCAACCGGTCGTGTGGCGCAACGCCGTCACCGTACGCACCCTGTAACGACGAAACGCCCCCGGCGACCCGCTCGAGATGAGCAGGCGCCGGGGGCGTCATGGTGTGGCGAGAAATGCTCACGAATGATGCAGTCGCGGTAGGCTCTGAGCCGTGAACCCGATCGAACGCCTGGCGCGCTGGTGGCATGAGCCGCGAGTGCGTGCCTGCGCAGAATGCGGAACGCCTCTGCCGGCCGCTCCGCGAAGCGCGAAGGTCATCTGGTGCAGCAAGGAGTGCGCTGAAGCGGAAACAGCCCGGACCGCCTACTAGGTCCACCGTCACGGCCACGTTGCGAAAGAAGTTGGTGAGCGCGCCTCCGTGCGCAGCCGATAGCATCGGACGCATGGAAAGCCGACTCCCCGTGCACCGTCTCGCCGAGAGACTCGCCGGGCTGCGGATGACTCGGCGCGCATGGATCCTCTGCGCGCAGGTGGCCGGGATCGCTGCTGGCGTGGCCGGACTGATGGCGTTCATGAGCACGCCGGCATGGCGTGACATCGTCTACTGGGTCGCGTCATGAGCGAGCGTCGATGATTCTGACTGTGGGGGCTGCCGCGGCGCTCGGTTTCGTGGCCACTGTCTGGCTGGTGAGCTATCGGGCAGACCGCCTCGCGGCGATCGTCGGCGTCCTCGTCGTCACTGCCTACGTGCTTGTGCCGACGTTCTACCTCGGCGACCTCACGGTTCTGCGTACCGCCATTATTGTGACTACTCTCGGCGCGACAGTGATCCTCGCGCTCCGGCGACGCATGCAGCCGGGGCGCTACCGCGGAGCCTGGCTGTTCGTCGCCTACTTCGTCGTGATTCTGTTCTCGACCCTTCTCAACCCGTCGACGGCGAACCTCAACCTGTGGGCCAACGCCGCCACACCAGCGGTCGCACTCACCTTCGTCGGCCTCATCGCCACGCGCGCAGAACAGCGGATTATCTCGCGAAGCATCGTGATCCTTGCGGTGGTGCAGTCGCTCTACGCAGTCGCGGAAGTGCTGCGCGTCACCCCTCGGCTCTGGGGTAACACGGTCGTCTACCCTCACCAGCTCGTCGCGGGGATGAACCGAGCCGAGGGGACATTGGGCCACCCGCTGATGCTTGCGCTGGTGCTGCTCTTTGCCCTAACCCTCACGATCAGCCGCTTCGCCACGTCCCGCCGTGCTCTGCGGCTCGTAACGCAGGCGGTGTTGCTCGCCGGTCTCTTCGCTACTGGCAGCCGCTCCGCCCTCATCGTCGGGATCGCGATGCTGCTCTTCTCCCTCGGACATCGACCCTTCCAGCGAATCGTTCTCGGCACGCTGTCCAGTGTGCTGGCGGTCGTGGCCCTGGCCGCGAGCGACTTCTTCGAGGGTTCGCTCGTCACCTCATTCATTAGCGGCGCCTCGGTCACGCACCGCGCTGGTGCGCTCGACGCCGTCCCGGGCCTGCTCTCGACCCAGTCGCCGCTTCACGTGATCCTCGGCAACGGGTTCTACTCCGCCGGGTCCCTCTTCGACGCGGGTCTCTTGCAGCAGGGCAACTTCCGCGCCGTCGACAATCAACTCGTCGTGTCGCTGGTGGAGGGCGGGTTGATCAGCCTCGCGCTCATCACCGTCGTGAGCTTCACAGCGCTGCGGCGCGGGACCGGCATGCGGATGCCACTACTGGCGTTGGCGTTCTTCTTCTTCACCTTCGACACGCTCGAATGGGCGACCGCTGCCGGGCTCTTTGGGCTCGCCGTCGCATTCGCGATGAATAGGCCCACAGCAGGCGACCACTCGGAGGCCGTGGCCCCCGAGGTGAGCCGTCCGTCTCGGCGCAGGCCGGCCACCGTCGTCTGACGGGGCGCGGCCTGCGCTCGGTCGCTACCGGTAGTAGTGGACGATCTCGAGCCCTCGGCACCGGACGGTCCCGGAGTTGCCGCGGGCGGCGAAGATCCCTCGCTGCGTGCCCGCCGTCACCATCTGCGCGGTGAGGTCGCGTGCGCCCTGCACTTCCTGACCATCGACGATCGCGTAGACCATCTTTGTGGTGACGTCGATGCGGAACGTCACATCGACCGTGACCGCGGTGCGCGCGAATCCGTTCTCGGCGTAATCGGCGGTCGCGACCGTCTCCGCCACCGACGCCCGCAACGCAAGGTCGGTGCGCCCCTGTCCGTGGAACAGGAACCCGCCCTCCCCGCTGTTGGTGAGGATGTTCGTCAGGCTCCCCGCAACGCCGATGTACACCTGCGCGGCGGTCGAGGGCAATTCCAGCCCGGTCACGATGACATCGATGAACGCCACCGACGACAGCGTGACGGTCGGCCCGAGAAGCTGCACCGTCGACGACGCGTTCGGGTCGCACGTCAGTGTCGCCTTGCCGCCCGCGATGCTGACCTGACTCGTCGGCCAGGTCGTGGTAATCGTCAGCCATGACGGTAGGGCCGTGATGGTGGCGGCACCGTTCACCACGGCGGCGTTCGCGACGGACACCGTTGCGGTTCCTCCGTCGCTGGCCACCGCGGTGATGCGGGCACTGTTGCCGATGCCCGTCGCGTACACGAACGAGCCGATGTCGGCCTCGCGGAACAGTTTGAGCGCCGACGTCAGCGACGTACCGCCCGAGGTGCCGACAGCGTCACTGACGGTGCGAGAAGGCGTCGCCGTGGTGAAATCGATCGCGTAGCGCTCTGCGATGCGAGACGGCTTGGCGAGGAATCCGTCCGGGGTTCGAGGAAGAGGCTTCACGGCCATGAAATCACTTGTCCAATCCGGCGACGTAGAACGAGTTCCCGCACTGGTAGTAGAGGTAGCCCCGACCATCGACGTCGAGGAAAAGCTGCACGTCGCGGTAGTTGGTCACCTCGGCCCCCTGAGTGGGGAAGAGGATGGTTCGAGGCGGTGCGAGCAGGTGGCGGAGGTCTTCGCTGATCGGGGCGACCGCGAGGCGGGCATCTTTCGGCGTCGAACCGGAAACGTAGTCCGCGAGCATTCCAACCCACCACAGTTGCCCGTACTGCCGGAAGATGCTCGTCGTGTTCCACTCGATACGACGACCCGCGGGAATCACGTCCCGACCGAGTCCGAGCATCGCGACCGATGAGAACGTGCGCCCGCCGTCGTAGGATACCCACAACCCGAAGTTCGGGATGTTCCCGCCACCCCGAAGCGAGTGCACGTAGACGGCGGTCCCGACGACTGTCACTTTCGCGTAGCCGGTGTGACCATCGCCAGGCGTCGAAGGGGTGATGTCGAGCGCAATCGCGCCCCTCGTCCAGGTGATGCCGTCGTTCGAGGACGCCCAGATAGTCGACTGCGTGCCCACCGCACCGGTCGCCTGAGCGATCTGATACAGCATCATCAGCTTCGTCGCGCCGGTCGGGTCAACGTACACGGTCGCCGTCTCCGCGGAACCGTTGCCAGTTGGGCCTACCGGGTCGTCGTACACCTTCCCGCGCCCTGTCCACGGCCCGATCGGCGTCGGCGCGGTGAAGAGGTAGATCCCACCGACCGAGTGATCCGTGGTGAGGTACAGGTAGTAGTTGTCCAGCGACCCAACAAGCCCCGCCGCAGCGGTGTTGATGATCGACGGCCAGTAGATGTTCGGTGCGACCGCGGCCCCCGCAACAGGGTTCTGCGTAGCCTGTGTCAGGACAGGGTTGCCGTCGTTGAGGCGAGTGAAACTGGGTGTTCTACGCGAGTCGCTGGCGTACCCGCCCACCATCGCATCAATCGTGTTGTTCAGCTCCTCCTCGGAGAGGCGACCATCGAGCTCGGCGTGAGCATCCAGGATGCCCTTGTCGATCTTGTCCAACGCTGTCGGGGAGATCGGCGTCGGGGTGTTCCCCGAAGAATCGGCCCCAGCCCACAGGCGGGGGTACGGCTTGTCGTAGGTCACGGTCACTCCACAGGGTCAGAGGGTGAGAATAGGACGGTGGCGGCCCCCACGATGAGGACCGCCACCAGGAACCGGATCACTCGTTGCGAGCGCCCCGGAGAGCCGTCTGATACGCCTCCCGCGTGGACGTGCTCGCATCCGGCAGGGCCGCGTAGATCGGCTGACGGGCGACACCCAGCAGCCACCCGAACCGCGGCGCCACATACGTCTCGAGCAGCCGCGCCCCGACGTAGTAGACGAGCGCGAACGCACCCGACACGACGAGCGTCAGAGCACCCTCGAACTCCGGGTCGAGGGTGATGCCGGCGGTCACGAACCAACCGACCACCGCACCCACGATCAGCGGGGTGAACGTGCGAACGATGGAATCGAACAGAGCCTTCATGGGGCTTCCTTTCAAAGACGAAGACCCCGACACGGCGCCGGGGTCAGGTATTGGGGGCAGTGTCCTCGAGCCCGTCGGGCAGAGGATCGGGGGCCACGCCAGCGAGGCGTAGCTTGTACGCGAGGTCGGCGGCATAGTTCTGCCACCCGATCCGCCGGTCCCGTTCCGCATCGGCCCGCTTCTGCTCACGCACCGCGCGGGCAAGCGCCTCGTCACGCTGGCCGATAATGTCGTTCTTGCGGTTGGACTCACGGGTCGATACGCCGCGGCGCACCTTCGATGCGATGTCAGCGAGCTCGCGCACGAAAGCGCCCAACCCACCCGCACCCAGGCACGCGACGAGAACCGCGACGATGTTGACGTCCTGCACGCCTTACTCCTCTCGTGCAGCGACGTTCGCCGTCCGCCTCCGTAGCGACTCCGCAATCCGATCCGTGAACCCATGCGACCTCGGGTCCGTGCCGAAGATCTGCAACTCGATGTACCGGCGGAACATCTGGATGATCGCGTAGAACACCAGCGTCGTCGCCACACCAGCGGTGACCGATTGGAACAGCGTGTTGCCGAGCACGACGAAGTAGATCAGCGCGCCCACGATTGCGGCGACGTCGGCCGGAGGCTCGAGGATCCAGATGCGCGTGATACGTCCGACCATTCCGAGCCCGCCACCGACGAGCAGGAACCCTGCCCACAGCGGCACCAGCCACTCCGCCCCGGACAGTTCCCGCTGAACGCTGTCCGGGGTGAAGAAGAGGGCGTAGCATCCGCCGACGAAGATGATGAAGTACGCGACGATATCGATGATGCGGATGGTGGCCTCGAGCATCCGGCGTTTCCGCTCTGGGACGGGGAACCGGTCCACGGTTACAACCCCGGCTTCTGCACGAACGCGATGGTCGAGGTGTGCGCCTCGATCGCGGCGTCCACGGCGGCTTTCACCGACGCGGGGTCGACCTCGACGCGGTGCTCCCCCTGCGCCTCAGCGGGCAGGATCCGGGACAGTTCCGCGATCAGCGCGTCACTGTCGACGATCGCCGTCGGCGGCGGGTTGATGGCGGTGAGGTAGCCGCGCACGATGTCGAGCTCGGCGGTGAGCATGTCGGCGGTGTCGAAGTAGCCCCGCTTCACCCGGTCCAGCAGGGACGCGTGGTACGGGTTGCCGATGCGGTGCATGTTCCCGTTGATGAGGGACACCACGACGATGTCGTCGGAGCCCTCGATGTTGATGAAGGAGTACGCGCCTCCGCGCGCCTGCTGCACCATCTGCTCGATGCGCGCGATTGCGGGCGTCATCACCACGTCGAGACGGTGGATCAGCTCCTCGCGGGCCTTGTCGTCGTACATGTCATCTCCCTGGGGGTCGAAGGTGATCGCGCCGAGCCCGAGGAGGGCGGGCGCGGGGCCGAGCGGGGTCAGGTCGATGACGTGCCACGGCTCGTAGGGGTAGCCGCGGGCGGGCACGATCATCAGCGGGGTGAGGCCGACCGCTCGGCAGTCGGCGGCGAAGGCGATGATGTCCCAGCCGTAGATCTCGCCCCAGTTGGAGTAGTCGACGGCGGCGGTGTCTTGGCCCTCCCAGTAGAGGCCGTGGCTCGAGGTGCCGACGACGGCTGCACCGTTGCCGTAGATGCGGCGCGCGATCTCCTGCGCGGCGCGCGGGCGGTACGTGCCCCACCCGTCGGACGGCGATAGCTCGCCCCGTCCGCGGCGACGCGCCAGCGTCAGCAGGTTGAGGTGCTTCGCGTACGACGCGGGCGGGAGGCCCCAGTACCAGTCCCCATCGACGCGGTTCTTCCCACGGTGGAAGATGGTCAGCTCGGACTCGGGCACCTGGCCGTTGCGGCCTCTGTAGCGCTGAGACATGACATCACCACCCGATGGCGTCGAAGTTGATGCGCCGGGTACCCGCGGTGGCCACGTTCTCCCACTTCACGCCGAAGCTGCTCAGGTTCACATCGACAAGACCCAAAATGCGCCCGGAGAGGGCGCCGTCACCGTTCGTGACCTGCAAGTCGAGGACACCGTTCGGGAACGGGAACGGGAACGTGACGTTGAAACCGTTGCCCGCCGTGTCCACAGTTCCCAGTCGAGAACCGCGCTGGCTGAACACTGCAGCCTCAGCAGTCGGGGTCGCCGCGCCCACAAGGGAGCCACCACCCACCGTCACCGGCCGGCGCCACACGGAACCGAACCATACGTACTCACCGGCACCGGCGAAACACCGGTCCCCCACAACCAGGTAACCGGAGTTCGCCGTCGTCCACGTGTCACGAGCGACCTGCGAATCGAACCGCAGCACACCCGTCGACGACACCCACACGGAACCATCCGCAGACCACTCGATCTTGTGCAAACCCGCCGCGTCATTGCGCCACACGAGAAGCGGCGATGACGACGACGGCGCCTGACCAGCCGCAGTCAACGCCGCGACCAACTGAGCTCGCTCCGTCGTGTTCGCGACAGGCACCACATCACGAATACTGTTCCCGAACGACTCGAAAATCGTCTCCCGGGATACCGTCGTGTCAGACCCCGACGGGATCTGATGCTTTCGGGCGTTCGTCGTCGCCATCAGTGACCTCCTGCACGTGGCTATGCCACTGTTCGTGAATGCTCATATCCGCGACAACGCACCCGCACCTGTCGCACGATTTCCAGACCGCCATCAGACGGTCACCGTGTACTGCACCGTCAACGCCATCGCGCCGCCCCGGTCCCACCCGTACAAAGCCAGGTAATCCGCTCCTGTTGCGCGGAGGCCCTTGATGCCACCCGTCCGCCACGCCTCATACGTGGAATCGGGGAGCCGGATCCGTGCCGACTGGTTCGGGGTCAACCCCGGACCGCCCGCACCCTCACCCGTCGCCCCAGGCGCACCTCCCGGGCGGGAACCATCCGGCGACCCTTGAAGGAACGGTGACCTCGCCGATGATGTTGACGAATCCGACCGGGTCACATCCACCCAAATGTTCTGAATGGAGTCCGCTCGTAGGTTCACCACCTGTTCGCCGTACCCAGCCCACCCGGCCATTGGGCCCGACCCGTACGCGTTGCCCTGCCAGAGAGCTTTCGCACCGCCGTACCGGTCCGTGTTCCACGTATCCCAACGGCCCTGCGACACCCGGAACGACCCCGAATCCTGCGGGCTCAAGGTTGCCTGTCGGGACTCCTCCTGACCAGGGTTGCCGGACCCAGCACCAGGGTTGTCAGCAGCCTGCTCCCGACCCGCGATGCCCAACACCCACTGGGGTACACCGAAACCGGACGGGTGCCGCAGCACAGCCACACGCTCCCCCACGTCATACGTGGACGACGTGTAACCCAGCTCCCACGACTCCCCCAACACGTCAACCGTCAACGTCTCGTCCGTGATCGCGGTCACCTCACCCGTCACCACAACCGGAGCCGGCGAAATGGGCCCCTCGCAATACTCGAGACGCCCACCGTCCAACGGGGAACGCCGCAACCGCACCTTCGCCCCCGGCGCGTAGATGAACGGTGCAGCGGGAACCCACAACGGGTCCGACCCCGACACCGCCACCTGCACAAGCCCAGCGGCGATGTCCAACCCAGTCACCGTCCCGACCGATAGGCCGGACACGTCGGACCCAGGCTTGACGCCCTCAGGCACCAGGGCCGCGAACTTCGCCAGATCGACCTGCGAGATACCGGCCATGCTCACCCCATCACACCAACATCAACCCGCATCGGTCCGTCGTAGATCGTCAACGGCATATCCACCGCGACGACCACACCTAGATCAAGGACACCGTCACGGGTCACGCCGATCGTGTCGTCCAACTCCGGTCGCGGATCCGGTGCCATCGTCACCTTCAGCACAGATGACTTGCGAGTCACCTCATCCCGCATCGCGTTCGCCGTCGCCTGGCACTGCCCCGCCGTCTCCAACATGGGAGACGCGTAGAACTTCGGCACGGGGTTGTACGTGGCAACGTTCATCGGACCGGAAGTCACCTGCGCGATCGCGAACGAATCATTCCCATCCGCCGACGACCTCGCCACGACGATGTTGTAAGACCCCGCACGCTCATCCGAACGCGGAACAGACACCACCGTCCCCCCCTCACCGTCCGTTACGGACAAGGCCGGCGCAGGCGACACCGTCACAGGCGGGCGAACAACGACCTGGCCCCACGCGTCCGAACGGAGAACTGCCGGCCACGCATCCGCGATCGCCCACAAGTTCTCGAGCCGTTCCTCTTTCCACACCATTGACGACGGCACCGGACGGTTCACCAAACCAGCAGCGAACTGCGCCGACATCACCGGGGGCAGCATCCGCACGAACTCGGAGACCAGCGTCCCATCGGTGCGCGGAGAAACCGTCTCCAACAACCTCGAGTCCGCGGCGATCTGCAACAGACCATGACCCGTCACGGACACGGTTTCTTCGTCGTAATCCCACCCGTCGATCTGGAAACGGCCGAGGCGAACGTCAACCCCAGCAACCTCAACGGTCACGTCAAGCTGCTGACCGTACCGAGCCAACGGCGCATCAGGTGCCGTCGGGAGATAGTCGCGCCCATCGCTGAACCGGGCCACTTTCATTGTCACCCGGTCAGGGACTTTGTTCCCCGCATCCCACACCACACGACCCGACAGAACCGGCAACGACTCCGCCAATGTCACGCCCGCGAGCTGCGACGACACCTTTGGCCGCCACGACACCGCAGCGGCAAGCAGGTCAGCAGACGGCCCATTACGCATCCGTCCACACCTGCCTGTCGAACGCGTCCCAATCCAACCCGGTGAACATCTCGTCCAGGTGATCCCACGGGCGTCCGGTGAACGCCGAACCGAACTCGTCCCACGGCGACGCACCCAACCGGACACCCGCGAACGGGTCATCAACCGGGGTGTACCCCAGCGACCAGAACCGCAGATCCGCAGTCGGCACGGCCTCACTCGACACCGCACCAACTAGCACAACCCCCACAGGGTCCAGGTCGTAACTGCCCTCAGCGGCGCCGAACCGGTACACGATCGGACCACCCGACGCCAACACCCTGTGCAGGTCCTTCGTCTGCGTCATCGGCACACGCACACGGAACTGAGAACCTGCAACCCCCAGAACGTCATAACGGGCAACCGGACGTTCCCGACCCGGCACACGGAACTGCGCGATCTGCGGCTCCCAACCCAAGCCCAAAGACTCCGCTAGCAACTCCACATCCACCGCCACCAGACCGTCACCGGTCTGCAACACAATGTCGTTCTGGAACGGCACAACCACCACGTTCGACTCATCGACGACCCCACCGGCTGTGAACTGATACACGACCGGCACGTTCCCCGGCGAACGTATGTCCGTGAGAACCACCTGCCCACCGTCGCCAACCCCGTAGCCCCCGGGAACGGTCCACGACCAATCGCCGGGGGTGAACACGGACGGTGCCGGCGCCAACACGCCAGACGGGGCGAGACCGTCACCCGGCGCGAGACCCGGCACGTACGAACCCACATGGCCCGTCACCCGCCACGACGCCCCCTCCGGCACCTCATCAACGACGATCTGCACCTTGTACGAAGCGCCTGGTAGGACGGAAACGGTGATGCTCATCTACGCCCTCCCCGGAACGTCGAAGCGAAACCCGACGTCGCCGCGACAGCAGACGAATCCGCCACCTCGCTCGTCTTCGCCAACAGGTACTCACCCGTCCACGGGTTCTGCACATACACCAGAGGAGGGGCCGACGGCGCCTGCGACTCCACACCCAGACGCCGGCCCGTCTCCTGCCAGATACCGACGTTGCGTTGCCGCTGATCCGGCTTACCCGATATGAACGCCTCCCACACCGTCTCCTGCTCAGCGAACTTGTACATCCCCTGCGGGCGCCCCTTATAGATGCCCGTGTCGACGCCACCACCGTTCGCGAAGGCGTAATCGTACAAGCCACCGTTCGCGTTGTACGCGGCACCCACAGCACCACGGTCAGCGCCCGTTTCCCGCACCATCTGATTGATCACCACGTCCCGGTAACCCGGGATGTTGTTGATGGCTCGTGCGACGTCCTGCGCCCGTTTGATCGCCTCATCCGCTTGCAAGCGAACCTCGGTCTGCACAACCGAAGGGGTAGCGATCAGCCGATCCGCGTACGCCCGAGCGGCTTCTTCCGAATCGCCCAGTGCGCGCCGCGTGTCTATGATCTTCTGGCGACCGGCCTCGAGGATCCCTTGTACCTGTTCCGTCGAACCACCCATCGCAGCCACAGCAGCCGCGTACTCGTTCGTCGACCGCGCCGTGTCCAGCAACGCCCCACCGGTCGTGCGACCGGCTTCCGTCGTCAAGTCCAGCGAGCCCTTGCCGTCCTTCAGCGCCGCATCGAGATCGTCGACTGCGGACTCGAACGCCATCGTCGCCGACTCGACATCGAACGACTGCTTGCCGAAGTCCGTGATCGCTTTCGCAAGACGGTTCACGTCATCCTCGGCCTCGCCCGCCGCATCACTCAGACCACCAAGCCCGTTGATCTGACCTTCGATCGCGCCCGCGGTGCCCACGGCAGCCTCAGCCGTCCCAGCGGTCGCGGCCTGCAGGTTCTTATGCCCCTGCTCCGCCTGGTCCAGACTGCCGCGCAATTCTCGGATCGCCGACGAAGCGTTCCCCGCACGAATACCCACACCGGAGAAGAACGTCCCGAACGTGTTGTTGGCCGACAGCTTCCGCGACACTTCATCCAGAGCGTCACCGCCTGCCACCACCGCGTCGGTCAGTTCCTTCTGCGAGATCCCCGCCTCACGGGCCGCATCGAACGCACCCGACTCCTGTAGCTTCTTCGCCACGAGCCGCGTCGTGTAATCGGTGATCGCTCCGGTCGTCTCATCCAACGTGTCGCGGAGCTCGGCAGCAGTAGCCGCCATCTTGGCCTGCGAAGCGATCCACACACTGGCCGCGGCCACAGCAACCGTGATCGCCGCGCCCCACGGCCCACCAAGGAACCCGGCCGCCGATGACAGCGCACCCTTCGTGCTTGCCGCGGTGATACCCATCGTCTGCAACGCCACACGGAACTCGACGATCTTCGGCACAGCGAGCAGCGCCGCGCCTCCCACGAGACCGATCACGGCGATGGCGCCGCCCAGCACCAGGGTTCCCTCTTGCACCCATGCGGGGAGCTGCGTGAAACCCTCGGTGAGACTGGTGAGACCCTGCACGAGCGCCCGGAGAGGCCCGTCAGCACCCTGCCCCATCTGAATGAATGCCGTGTCCAGTGCCCCCGTGAACGCTTCCCAGTCGCCCAGCAGGTTATCGAGACGCATGGCCGCGGTCTCGGCGGCATAACCCTGATCGTCGACGGCAGCCGTCCAGCGACGGATACCCATCTCACCCTCGCGGAGCAGAATGTTCGCGGACCGGATCGCGTCTTGCCCGAAGATCATGGCGAGCGTCTGATCCTTCTGCGCCTGCGTCATACCGGCGAGACTGTTCTGCAGGTTGCCCGCCAGTCGCGAGAGCCCGACGAAGTTACCCTGCTGGTCATACGCCTGAATGTTGAGGTCCGACATGAGCGTCTTGACCTCTTCGGTCGGATTCGCGAGACGCAACAGCATCGTGCGGAACGAAGTACCGGCATCCGAACCGATGAGACCAGCTTGAGCGAACGCCGCCAGCGTGCCCGTCGTCTCCTCAACCGAGATGCCGAACTGCGACGCGACGAGACCGGCCTGGTTCAGCGCCTGCGCGATGTCACTGACATCACCCATTGCCTTACCCGCACCAGCCGCGAGAAGGTCCGCTACGTGTGCAGCATCCTTGCCCTGCAACCCGAACTGCTGCATCGTCGTCGCCGCAATACCTGCAGCGTCCGCAACACCGAGCCCACCAGCCGCCGCCAGATCGAGCGCACCCGAAAGCGCACCTCCGAGGATGTCCGCAGTCGAGATGCCAGCCTTAGACAGTTCCTCGATCGCGTTCGCTGATTCCGTCGCGGAGAACACGGTCGAGGCCCCAGCCTCAAGCGCGGCCTGACGCAGCAAGTCCATGTTCCCGGCAGACTCGTGGGTAGCAGCCTGCACGTAGGACATGGCCTGGTCGAACTCCGCGAACTTCGCTATCGCCACGCCGACACCGGCAGCAAGAAGGCCACCTGCCGCGACTCCCGCCTGCCCGAGAGTGTTCAGCGCCTCCCGGGTCTGCTGTAGCTTCTCCCCCTCGGTGCCGACGTTGCGTGTGGCCTGCGCGGCCTCGAGCATGCCCTTCTTGTACTCAGCAACCTGAGCCGAAAGAGTGACCTTCACGACGCGATTCGCCACGGCAACCTCCAAAGAGGAACGCCCCACCAGTCAGCCCGGTGGGGCGTTCAGAAAATGCATACCGAGTAACCGCGTGGGCTACACTCAGCGCATGGCCGTCGTCCTGCTGATCCTCATCGCCGTTGCCGCGTTCGGCATCCTCGGATTCGTCGTCCTCGGCGCCACGAGCCGGAAGCAGAAGAACGCGGAGGCGAACAGCGAGAGCATCCTCGACCGCACCTTCGACGGTCGCGAGAACGTCACCGTCGACCTCGGACTAGCGACCCTCAAGTACGAAACCGTCATCAACGGCGCCGAAAAGCGGGGCTACACGCTCACCCACGAGGCATCGAACCAGTACGGCCCGTCAAAGCTCATGTTTCGGAAGTCGTGACCCGCTTCTCAAGCTCGACTTCCCACCGCAGCGCCCAATCATCATCGGGGTTCTTCATCGACTTGCGGCGAGCGTCCCAAGCTCGGTCGATCGCATCCTGAGCGAAGTCGGTCACCGGTTTCGCAACGAACCTGCCGGTGGCATCGGGGTCGAACGGGTTGTTGCTCGGATCCGTGGCGTCCGCGATGGGGATGCCATGGGGGCCGCGCGGCTCATGCTGCGCCTCCCACGAACCCAACAGCAGTCCACGGTCACGGTCCGTGAACTCAGACTCACGCACGGTGATCGACCGCGTTACCCAAGACGGGTGCTTCGGGTCTTCCCGAAGATACGTTGTGACCTCGGCAGGTTCCCATCCCATGAACCGGCGGGGGGATACTCCTAGTTCGCGGGCGAGCTGGACTGCGAGCCCGCCGCCGCTTTTCCCAGCGACTTCAGCTCCCGGATCGCGTCGAAGACGTTCAACCCCCAGATGACCGTGTGCACGTTCTCACGGTGGACCGTGTTGAGCACGTCGTACAGCGCATGCCACGTCTCGACGTCGACCGCCTCGCCCGCCACGGCAATGTGCGTCACCGGGTAGTCACGCGGAAGCGCCTTCTGGTCGTAACCTACGTGACCGTCAGACAGCACCTGCCGCGGCCGGTCACCTCCGAGCGTGCGGGGCGGGTGCTCCGCCACCAACTGCTGCCAGTCATCCGGCAACAGTCGGGAGAACACCACCGTCACCAGTTCGCCGCCGAGGACCACATCCACGGTCTCCGTCACCGGACGTTCGATCTCCACCCGCTGCTTCGCGATCAGATCTTTCAGATCCACCGTTCACCCCTCACCGTCCTCACCAGAGAGAAGAAACCGGGGTGGGAGCCTGGTGAGGGAAACCCCCACCCCGGGGCTTGAGTGGCTTACGCCGCCTGAACTTCGATCTCGTGCTCGCGAGCGACCTTGTCCCGGACGTTGAGCTTCTGAATCTTCATCAGCTCCGAGTTGGTCGTCGGGGGCACGTCACGCGGCACCGATGTCGTGACCGGGATGATCGCGTTGATCTTCGTGTCCTCATCGATGACATGATCGTTCGGGTACCCGAGGATGTGGACGATGTTCCCGTCCACGCCCGGAGTCCCGAGAGTCGTCTCGATCGTCGTAGGCGCGACACGGTTGTACACCCACTTCACCTCGACAGTGTCCGTGTGAACACCGTCCATCTCGAGCGCCTGATCCAGCGTGTAGCGACCGACGCTGATCGTCGCGATCTGGTGGTCGTGGCTGAACCCGTCCGGGCCGAGCCCGTACGTGAGGTGCTTGACCGTGTTGGCCGTGAGCTCAGCGACCGTGGGTCGGAACTTGTTGGCGATGGTCGGCACCCACAGGACGATGCCATGTCCGTCCGCGGCCTGGCCGCGCTGCACTGCCTCGTTCGGCATTGCTCCTCCTAGGAGTCGGCCCCCGCGGGGGCAGTCTTTTCTGTCTCACCAGCTCGTCGCGCGGAACGCTTCTTTGCGGTCCGCTTCACAACCCCAGGAACGAACAAAGCCGGTCGCGCTTTGGCTACCGGCTTAGGGTCCAGGACCGTGTACATCTTTGGGTTTGCCTCGGCCTCAGCGACCGAAACGTCGAACTCGTGAAGAGGGTCACCTACTGACGCGCCGCGCACACGAACGAAAGGCATCAGTCCTCCTCCTCGACTTCTTTCCGCGTGTAGGCAGTGTTCTCGCGCACATACTTTTCGGTTGCTACGCGCATCGCCTCACGTAATCCAGCCATGTCGACATTCATGGTTACGGTGACTTTTCTGTCGGACATCATGCGCTCCTTGATGTGAAGGTGAACGTCGTGTCCAGGTAGAACAAACGGGCGGTCTTGTCGAACTGCACGCCCTGCAGGTCGTTCGCTGTGCGGTCCTCGCGGATGGGTTCACACACTCGCCCAGGGACCGTCAGAACCAGGCGTAACAGGTGCTTCAGCGCGGCATCAGCCAGCGCCATCACCCCGGCATGAGACGTGGCGACGAACCGAACATCCACCTCGTAGAACCGGGTCGATCCGTACACCTGCGGCGCCGTGTACCGCTCATCGTTGAACCGCGGGATGCCGAACTTCACCACCACGTAGTTCTCACGTGGCGGCTCCCCCGCGTCGGTCGTGCGGGTGCCCTCGTACACCTTCCCCGCGAGCTGCGGCGGGGTGGACAGGGCGGCCTTGAATGCGTCGAACTCGGCCCGCATCAGATCTCCTCCGCAAGCGCATCGAACACGGCAATCTCCAACCCGCGCACGAAGTCGTCCTCATTCGCGCGCACAGCATCTCGAGCCGCATGCTGCGGGGCGGAGCGGACATTCCCGCCACCGTCCTCCACGAAACCGAACGACCCCGAGTCACCCACCGTCGGGCCGATCTCCGCGACGATCTCACCCGCGGGGGTCTTGATGTCGTAGTCGATGTCGAGGGCGTATCGGTGGAGACCTGTCCTGGACGCACCCTGCTTCCAGTCGTCCTTGATGCTGCGGGCGGTGACTTCGAGCGCTTTCTTGACGAACCTGTTCGCCTTGTCCGGGACTCGGGTCAGGTCAGCGGCAAGCTGGTTCAACTCCGAGAAGTCATCAGCCACCGCACACCGCCTAGCTCAGCTCGGTCACCGGGTATCGGTACGCCGTGGACTGCCCCAACGTCGGGGAACCATCCACCTTGTACGCACGCCCCACCAGCGCCACATCCGCTTTCGACCCGGTCACAAGAACGTCCGTCCCCTCCGGGAGAACAACAGACCCATGCGGCAGGGACACGGTCACATCCTGCGTCGTCACAAGCTGCGACGCACCCTCAGCGTTGCGCACCGCGTTGTCCGTGTACTTCACCCGAGCGATGCCGTCATACAACGGCTCCCCAACAGGGACACGGGTCGGGTTGCCCGTTTCCTCATCGACACCGTCCGTGAAGTGACCAGCGGTCACCGTCTCGGTCATACGATCTTCGGCTTCGCGGCGCAGCTGGGGGAGCATCCATCCGATGTCTGCGGCTAGGCCCATGATTCACCCGGCTCGTAAATAGGTCCGCCCGCAATGTTCACACCGCAGGAACACGGCCCGCCGAAGTACATGGAGCACCACGGCGGGTGCGGAGATGAGAACCCCACCCGGTCAACGCTGTACGCACCCTCCGGTTCGGTCAGCCCGAGCAGTGACCACCACTCGTCCACGATCGTGATGCGCCCCTTACCGGAGCGATACGTCCTGGATGCGGACCCGTCATCCACCGAGACAGTCACCTGAGTGGCGTCGTCAGGACGCTTCACATGCGCGACGACCGCCTCGCGGACCACGTAGTTCAGCTTGGCCTCGTCGATCTCCGGGGCATCGAGCTTGTCCCGCCGGTTCTCGATGAGCATCTCAGCGTCATCGATCCACAGCTGCCACTGCTGCGCCTGGATCGACTCAGATTCGGGGGCGGTCACGCCGAGCGCAACCGCGATCATCTCGGGAGTCACAGGCATGACCGCCCCCTTTCCGTCAGGACTGACGCGCCGCGGCGATGACCGCGAGAACGTCTTCCTTCTTCGTTGCGTCGGCGAGGTCGATGTCGTTGTCAGCAGCGAACTTGCGCAGTTCGTCGACCTTCCACGACTTGTCGGGCTCGCCGGTCTTTTGCTGCACGACACCGTCGTACGGCTTCCAGCCGGACGCGTAGCGCGCGTCCTTCTCGTCGGCTACCGAGATCACGACCCCGGTGCCGTCCTGAATGTGCCGGCCCATCAGACGTTCGCCACCTTGTCCTCGATGACGGCGAACTGGTCGGCGAAGGAGTACCAGGCGAAGATGACCTCCGCGCGGAACAGCACCTCGTTGTGACCGGCGAGGTCGCGGCCGGTGTTGTCGGGGTCGCCGTACTCGAGCATGCGGAACGGGAACGTGCGCTGCACGCCCCAGCGGATGCCCTGCTCGAAGTTGCCGACGATGGCGCGGACCTTGTTGTCGGCCGCGTCGCCGTCCTTGGGCTTGCCCGAGACGGTGGACGACGTCGATGCGGCGAGACCCTCGAAGCTGGTCACGTTGGCGCCGAGGCCGAGCTCGGGGTATTTCTTGCGACCGTCGTTGTAGCGGGCGGTCGAGACCGTCCACGCGTAGGTCGGGTCAAAGGCGATACCCGTGGGGTTGTAGCCGTCGGCGATGACCAGGCCGGCGGCCTGCTCGATCACGATGTCGGGCGTCCCGAGGGTGCCCGTGGTGAGCTCGACACGGTTCGTCGTGGCGTTGACGTAGTTGTCCCACCCGGTGATCGCGTTGCCGGTGCGCGGGTTGAGACGGTAGTACGCGCCGAGGTCGAGCGCTCGGGCGAGCGCGCGTGCGCACTTCTCCTCGAACTTGTCGAGGATGTCGAGCTGGTAGTCCTCGTCGGCGATCTTGAACTCGTCGCTGGTGCGGAAATTCACGACGGCCTTGTGAGGCACGGCGATCACCGAACTGGGCTTGGCGTCGTCGGACGACTTGGCACCCGACTCCTCGACGAACTCGGCCGTCAGGTCGTCGTCGAAGGTGACGATGTTGACATCACCGAAGCGCATGGGCTCCTGGCCCGAGAGCGCCGCGATGGTGGATCCGGTCTTGGTCTTCTCGACGATCCCGTCCACGATCTGCGTGGGCAGGAGCACGTCGCTGCTGGTCAGAGTGACCATGTGGTTGCCTCCTAGGCGTCGTCACCCCGCAGGGAGGCGAGCCAATCGCGCTTCGCCTTGTCCTTCGGGGAAATGGTGGTGGTGACGGTCTGGCCCTCCTTGCGGGCACGCAGACCGTTCTTCTTCTGATCTCCGGCGCGCGCCGTAAGGCGTTGCGCCTGCGCGGTCATCGCGGCTTCATCAGATCCAGTGAGCAGGATCTCTGCGTCCGATGGTTCGCCGTTGGCGCCCTTCGTAGTGCTGATCCCGAACTGCGCGGCGACCCGTGTGCGTGCAGCCTCGGACCGTGTGCTGGTCAGTTCGCTCTCAAGCGAACCGACTCGATCTTCGAGTGTCTGTGCGGTACCGGCCTTCGCCTTGAGTTCGTCGTAGTCGCCGAACTTGTTCTTGGCCTGCTGTGCCAGACGGTCCTTGATGAGGGTGTTGACCTCGTCTTGGGTGAAGGTCTTGGCCTCCTGCTCGCCCCCGCCCTGCCCGTCTCCGCCAGCTCCGCCCTGTTCGCCATCGAAGTAGCGAAGGAAGGGCCGGTGCCATGTCGGCTCGAAGTGCGCGCCGAGGATCTGCTTGTTCATCACTGATTCATCCCGTTTCCGTCCCGTCGGACATCAGAGCCCCCGAAACCGTCGGGTACGGCCCCGCCTTAGCGGGAAGATCTGGTGTGCGAGCGCTCGGCCTCGTCGGGGTACTCCGACGCGATCCACTCACGAACGCGTTGACGTTGCACCGCGCTTTTGTTCCGGCGAGAGGCCATGTACTCGATGACGTTGGCTTCGTCTCCCGGTTGCCCGCGGAACCACGGCTGGACGGTGCACTGGCAGTTGCCGTGCGAGGCGAAGTACGCCGTCGACTGCTTGTACACGGCCCCACGCCCAGCGAGCATGCGGCAGAACCCGCACGCCCCGCCTGACGCAATGCGCTTGTACCCCACCGACTCTTTGTCGCGTAGACGATTCCCGATCACGGTGTCGCGGTACGGGCGGACAACCTCTGACCGCATGATGTCGGTCAAACGGTCGATCGCCGCCTGCTCGTTCTCGATCGACAGTGGCTCCACTGCCCACGCGATTCCACGGCGGATAGCTACTACTCGGTCGAGGATGACCGGGTCCGCCGCGAACCGCCCTTTCGCTCGCGCCTTGCTCCGGGTCTCGTCGTAGAAGTCGACCGCGAGCGCGGCTGAACCTTCGGCGTAGTACCCGATCAGCGAAGAACCCGTTTCGATCATCTGCAGGCGACGAACCTCGAACGAACCGCTCGTGCGACGTAGCGCCCACTCAGCCGAGTCGATGCTGTCGTCTATGACGATGCCGAGCGCCGCTTTCGACTCACGCGGCGTCATTTGCCGGCGCCGTACGTCGGTTCACGACCGACTCAGCGATACGGCGACCACTGTTGGCCGTGCGCTCTTTCATCGCCTCATCGATCTCGTCCGGGGTCAGCCCCAACAGCTTCAAACCGACGCGAGTCTCCTTGAGCCACTCGACTGCAGCGAGCTGCTTGCCGCCGGCGTCAGCCTCCGCAGCGCGGGAGACGTACACGGGCGAACGCCATTCCGGCTTCACCGACGCGAAAGCTTCCGGCGACTCGCCATTCTGGATAGCGAGAGCACGAGCGACAGTTCGACGAGTCGGTACTGACCAGTCATCCATCGCCCCCTCCGCCTCCGCGATGAGGTTCTCGCGAGAGGCGGTGTACGAGTCCGACGACGTCGGGTTCGCGAGATCCGTCAGCGCGAAATCCGAATCGGGAAGGTCGTACTCACGCGCTTCGAGCTTGGCCAACGCGTTGAGGTCAGCCAGGTGCGGGGCCGGCGACGATGCATCGATCTGCTTCACATCAGCGCGAGCGTTCTGGGGGTTCTCGGCTTCCTCGTCGTCGGGCACACCGAACATGCGGCCGAGTGCGAATTGCCAGGCTGCTTTCTGCGACCCGTCGGCGTTCTTGAAGATCGCCTCCGATGCACCCAGCAACCACAGTTGCGGCATCGAATACACATCCATGTGCCCCTCAAGGCGGATGAGCTCACGAACGGCGGCGTGCTGGTGCGAGATCGCGGCGGGCGTGATGCGCGACCGCCCGAGCTTCTTGGACAGTCGCGGCTTGTACACGAGCGCCTCAGCAGGCATTCCGTACGCGTGCTCCGACCGGTCCATCACCCAACGGCCACGCTCGTCGACCTCAGCCTCGACCGTGACGCCATCCTGGTAGAGGTAGAACCCGGTCACCCGGTTTCGGTCCCACGATGTGATCGACAGCAGGCTGTCAAGACGCTTGGCGCGGTTGTTCCACTCGCCGGTCGCGTTCAGCGCGTCTTTCGCGTGCACCAGCGCCTTCGGCTCCCCGTCCTCACCCTGAGTGGTGATGAGGAACGAAACACCATGCATGAGCGAGTCCGTGCGAGCCTGCGCGAGCTCGGAGTACAGGAAGTTCGAGTCTTCGAGTTCCCGCATTCCGACCTGATCCAGGTCGCCATCGATCCACTGCATCCGATCGAGCCGACACCGACGCGCGAGACCATCTACGCCCTTCGCGGCCCACCCGAGCGCCAGTCCGAGGCGGTAATACTGCGGCGGGATCACGCTGCCCACCTGCTGCACGGCGCGCTTGCCGTCGTACAGGTCGGACCGCTTCTTGTTGTGCGGGCGTACCTCACGCAGCTTCTCGAGCAGGTAGTTCACGGTGACGGTGTCGCCCTCACCGAGGCCCGGTATACGGATCACCTGTTCGGTCACAACACCACCGCCGTTCGCTGACTCGTACGCCGTGTCGGGCGTTCCACATCGTTCTTCTGAGCGCCCCAGAGCGCCAGAGTCGCCGCCACCACGGGAGTGATGTCGGAATCTTCGTCCTTGCGGTTCCACGCCCACGCCCCCGCGAGGGGACGCTTACGCGCGAGAGACAGCGCAACGTTCATCTGCGGCTGATCCGTGTGCCGAAGCGTCTGCGTCGGCTCCATCACCGCGTCGAAGAACTTCCCCGACGCGATCGCCATATCCCGCCCCTCGGCCGCAGCCAGGGTGACGACCACGTTCGTCCCCTTGAGGTAGTTCCGCCCCTTGCGTACCTCGACCAGACCCGACATCTCATCGACCACCACAGCGTGCAACGTGTTCTTCGCAGCGCGAGCCGCAACCCACGTCGACACCCAGTCCGTGCCAGCCTTCTGGTCATCGAGCTCGACATGCCACAACCCGTCAGCACGCTGCCCCGCGAGAGACACCGACGACACTTTGCGGTTGGGTGCGACGTCGATCGCCAGTGTGATCCGCTCGATCGCCATCGAAGCGGGGTCTTTCGCCCGCCCCCACGATCCAGCGTCAATCACTTCGGGCGTCCCGGACGGATCCCAAATTCCGAGCGCTTCACGCCGGAACGAGTCATCGTCTTTCAGGTTCGCCCGCATGCGCTGCATCGCCTCGAGAGGCGTTCGGTGCGGGTACGACGGGTTCGCTTTCTCCCACTGCTTCGGATCGTCTAGATTGGCGTCCTCGTCAGCCGCCATCTCCACGTAGAACGTGTCGACAGACTTCCCCGCGAGCGCGTCCGTGCGCCGCAGGGTGAAATCCTCGCCCTTGTCTTTCGGGCGAGGCGGTGTGCCCATGAAAAATAGAAGCGCGCCGGCCGGGTGCTTCGACTGGTTCGACGCGGGAACCATGTCCTCGAGTGCCGCTTCGTCGAGGATCTGCGCCTCGTCGAACACCTCGAAATCGACTTGGTCGAAACCACGACCGAAGCCGTCCGCTCGGGCGCCGAACATGATGACCGACCCGTTGCGGAACCGGATCTCCTGCTCACCGTTCGCCGTGCGGATACCGTTCGACCGGTTCGGGAGCAGGTGAGGGACGATCTTCGGACGACGGACGTAACCCTGCATCGTCGTGAACGTCTTCGTCGCCGTCTTCACCCGGTGAGCGGTCCACAGCACCGTCGTGTTCGGGAACAGCACGCACAGCGCGATCATCACCATGCCGACGAAGAACGTCTTACCCACCTGACGGGGGATGCTCAACACCACACCGCCGACCGTGGCCGCGTACTTCCCGTTCTTCCGCTTCCCGAACGCGACCGCGCCTACGCCCTGCTGCCAGGTATCGAAACGGACGCCCATCAACGCGCACTGCGCCTCGATCCGCGGCCACCCCGTCGTCACAATCCCCTTGGGGATGACGAGCTCTCGAGCAGCCTCAGATAGCCGAGGCGTCGAAGACGCCGTCTTGGACTGTCGCGGCGACGCCATCCACTTCCTCCGCGATCCGTGCACGCTCCGCAGCGATCTGCTTCCGGATCTCCTCAAGCCGACGCGTCAACGCCGCCAAATCCCGCGGCGGGCACGTCACATCAGCCACCTGATCCGCCACCCGATCACGCATCGCCATCAACAGTTCAAGATCCGAACCATCACGCGCCGCCTGATCAACCGTCATCTTCCGAGGTGGCGTTGGACCAACCGGTATCTGCTCCGTATCTCCGGGGTTGTTCAACGCCCTCAGATTGGGTCGCTTTGGCCGGTTTGCCTTGCACCGATCCGAGCAGTACCGAACCCGCCGATCCGTTGTGTTCAGCGGCTTCTTGCACGTTGAGCACTTCATGGCGCACCCCCTCAGAGAGCCGCCCACGGCGAGGTCAGATGTTCGAATGTTCCCACCGGGGTTTCAGCGGGGCATCGTGGAAAAACGGTGGGGAGAGAAAACGGCTATACCCGGAGACCTTTCGTGGGAGGCCTTCGGGGGCCCCTCCCCACCCCCTCGAACGGATGTTCGAATGCCGTTCGAATGGGATCGGATCACTTGAGCGACCCGGAGCGGCGGACGATGGGTGCGATGATGCGTGCGCGCTTCTTGTTGTTGCATCCGGCGTGGGCTGGCTTGGCGTTGGACACGGCGTGCTGTCCGCCTTTGTCGAGGGGGATGTCGTGGTCAGCGACGAACGCTTCCGGGTTGGGTGTGCGTGTCCCTGGCAGGTAGTACGGGATCGTGTAGTCGATGGGCTCGCCGCAGAGGTGGCAGTTGCCGCCGACCTTGCGGACGTGGTTACGCATCCGGTACTGCATGGCACTGTCACGTCGGACCATCAGCGTGCACGTCCCGTAATGGTGCGCCAGAAGCGGCGCCACCGCAGTCGGCGGATGACACGGCGGATACCCCGGCGTTCAGCCGGGGTGAAGCCTGACCAGTCCATCAGGTCACCTCCGGCGTTCCTCGAACGGGTCACTGCGGTACTCGGGAATGGTGAAGCCGATGGGTGCCGGGTCAGCACGCTCGAGGATGGCATGAGCACGTCACAGCAGACACCCCACGCGGGCTCACCACACACACCACAACGAGGCATGGTCACGCCACCACGCCCTCTTCGAGCCGTCCGATGGCGGCCCACTCATCCCACTTCCATGACGGGAGCCAACCGCTGGCGTCGTTCTGGCCCTCGAGAATGTCGGCCACCATGCGTACGGTCATGACCTCGCGCGCGATGCTCTGCATGGTGGGACTCAGCTCAAAGAACTGTCCCACCGTCTCGAAGGGCCCATCGACGTACGCGGCCCGTGCGTCAGCCAGCCACCTGAGCTTCTGTACTTCATCCATGGCGAATCACTCTCCGTTTCCGAACAGCCACCACAGGAACCCATGCCACGAACGACGACCGAACAGGACAGCAGAAGCGCCCACCGCCACACACACGGTGCAGAGCAGGGTGAGTCTCATGTGCGGCTCCCTCGCCGTTGAAAAGGTGCCAGGCCGCCCCACAGCGGGCCGTTACGCAGTACGCCTGGTCTTCTGCCCGTGGCGGCCTGCAGGACCAGGCCGGTGACAGCCCACACCACGTGCATTGCGCATCCCCGAGGGCTCGAACCTCGGCTGACCCGGTTTTGGAGACCGGCGCTCTACCACTGAGCTAGGGACACAGGTGCCGGTGGAAGACAACGACCGGCGGCGTCAGGGTCATGACCCCACTTCACATGATCCGGTTGCGACCCGGCATATGGTGAAGGTCCGTTCTGTGTTGTGGCTGGGGTGCCCGGGGTTGCCAATCACCCGGGCGCCCCTGCCTTTCACGTCTGCGTCTCACACGCACGACACAGCTCCACATGCAGAAGGTGGTGCGCTCAGCCAGCCCGCCGTTCAAATGGTCGGGGCCTGGTTCGCGCCGCTCGTGCGTCAGATGACAGCATGCGGCCTGTGAGACGAGATCCCACCCGGGGCACCAGGCAGGAAGAAACCGCCCCGGCAACGCAGAAGCCCCGGTCACATAACTGCGACTCGGGGCTTCCTACGGTCCGTGGACTAGGCGTAAGCCTATCAGCAGGGTGCGAACGAATTACAACGGTGTTATTCCGACACGCCGGGCACCCGATCACTCGGACGGTGGGCTGACCTCGCTTGACTCACGGCCTTCCGCACGTCATCCACGCCCGCCACGGGCGAGCAGTTCCACTCACCCCAAAAGGGACGCAGGCTGTCCATGAACATGCGGGCGTCGGCGCGGGATGGGAACGGGCCGATGGTCTGCGGCAATCGCACGTGCCCCCTCTCGTCCATCGACACCCGACACTCGATGACTACCGGGCCGATCCGCCCGTCCTCATCGATCGCGCTAACGCACATCATGCACTCCCATCCGGGTGGTCCCGCACACTGGCCTGGGGGACGGTGAGTGCCGACAAAAGCGCCTCAGCCTGCTCGGGTGTGGTGCCGGTCCCGAAGATCGGACAACGGACCGCGGAGCCCTCCCAGTCCTCGACGGGTCTACCATCCTGCGCGGTGGTGTTGCAGTCGAGGCATACCGTCAGGGTGATGATCGGGCAGTCGCTCTCGTGGTCGCAGTCCTGAGTGGAGCATCCGCTCAGCGCGAAGAACTCGACATCGACGGGGGTGTGGGTGCTCATGATTCCTCCTGGGTACGGTTCGGGTGGTCCTGTGCAGTCGATCTGGGGACCAGGGCCGGGAGAATCGCCTCAGCCCGGCGCACCGCATCGCGGTAGTGATCTTCGGTGACACCTCGATCACTCGTGTCCGTTTCGTACTCGATCAGCGCCCATGCCACACCCTGCACGGCGGCAGCCAGCAGGCGCCCGTGTTCGGTCGGCGTCAGCGCCCCGGCATCTTCACTCATCTCGTGCTCCCATCCGCGTGGTCCTGTGCAGTCGGTTTGTGGGTGGGGCAGTAGTCGCGCACGGTGCGCCCGACCGCGACCGTCGCCCACTTCTCGTACACCTCGGGCGAACAGTAGATGCGGCGCTCACGCTCGCAGCCCTCCGAATCGCAGACCGCCACACCTCCGGGATGACTCGGACGCCACGTCATGACGGATCACTCGATCCGGTGCTCTTCCAGCACGGGCACGACCGGTCACACGCAAAGCCGTGCTCATGCGGTTCCGGGTAGAAGCACCATTCGCTTGGCGCGGTCCGCCCGCAGTCGGTCCCCACGGTGAAGTCGAGCGGGTCGAGGTCGGCGGGAACGTCGTCCGTCCGATCAGCGAGGCCCATCAGATGCCCCCATTCGGGTGGTTGGTGGTTCTCTTCTTGTCGATGTCGGAGGTGCGGAAGTAGGTGTGCACGTTCCCGTCAGGGCTGCGGAGCTTCGCAACCGGAACGATGTGCCCGTCCTTCGCCCACTTCTGCACCGCCCGCACACCCACACCCGCACGGGCGGCGGCCTGCTTCACGTCGAGGAACGGGTCATGCAACTCCGGGACCGAGACGGGGTCTTCCTCGTCGTCGAACCGGGCGTACGACCCCTCCGGTGCGTTCGGGAGACGCCCGGGGAACACATGACGGTGATCATCCCGACGCTCCACACCCCACCGGTCCACAGCATCCCGAACCGACCACCCCTCACGGATGCCGTCGTGATCCGGGGTGTGGCGGTCCAGCACCAGAGGGCCCAGCCACCCCATCGCCTCCGCGTTGTTCGACACATCGACGATGTCCGACCCGAAGAACCGGACCGCCGTCTCCACCGCATGGATCGCGTCGATCAGGTCATCACCGATCGGGGCCGGCGGATGCGGGCTCGACGACCGGATTACCTCACCCCGGTCCCAGTTCCACCCCGACTTCGACGGATCCCCCAGCGAACGCAGACGCCCCAGCAGATCAGGAGCATCGGACAGGAGAGCGCGTGCACGGCCGAAGCACTGGTCGCAGATCAGTGACCCGTCACGACACTCACGAGGCACACACCCCCCGCAGCTGTCCGCCTCGAAGTAGTTCGGGCATCCCGCGCCCGCGTAGTGCTTCGGGTGGCGCCTCCCGTCATCCGCCACCTCGAATGTGACGCACCCACGCATGCAGTTCCGGTCATGCGTCATGCCACTGCTCCCGTCTTCAGGAATGTGATCCAGTGGGTCTTCGCCGACTTGCCCGTCTTGTGCCCAACTAGGGGCCGATGTGGCGTCAGCGCAAGAATCTGGGATACGGGGATCTGTGTCTCGTTCCACTTGAAGATCAACACGCCCGTGTCGGAGAGGACCCGGAAGCACTCTGCGAAACCCGCCGACAGGTCGGTGCGCCAGTTCAGAGGATCCAGGCGCCCGTACTTCTTCCCCATCCACGCGTTCTCGCCCACGCGCACGAGGTGAGGAGGGTCGAACACGACCACCTGAAACGCTCCGTCGGCGTAGGGCAGGTCACGGAAGTCCATCTCGATATCCGGCGCGATGTTCAGCGCGCGGCCGTCGCATAGGATGTGCTGCTCGGTGCGGATATCCCCGAAGACCACGCGCTCGTCAGCCTTGTCGAAGTACATCATCCGGCTACCCGAGGCAGGGTCCAGGACCACCTGCTCAGAACGGGGTGTCGTCTCCATAGCTCCCCTCCCCCGCCACATCGTCACGATTTCCGTGCCGCGCTGCCATGACCGGGTTGCGGGTGCCGTAGAGCACGTCACGCCGCGGCCGATCCATCCAGCCCTCCGGGTACTGCTCCACGTCCGGTCGCGCCCACGTGATCGACAGCTGCTTGTGCACGCGTCGCGCGTACACCGGCTCATCCGGCAGACGGAACGCGATCCCGATAATCTGCCCCGGGTACCGGTTCAGCATCACGAGCGGTGCACGCATGGCGGGCGTCACAACGGACGCCTTCCACGGCCACCGCAGCTTGCCCAGATACTTGATCTTCATCAGAACGGTGTCTCCTCGTTCGGGGTGGACCACGCCTCGGAGTCACTCGGCTGACGAGAATCCCACTCGGTGGACGGGGAGGACTGCTGACGGTTGCTGGTGGACGCTGCACGCGTCACCGTCGCCGTCGCGTAACGCAGCGAGGGACCGATCTCGTCGACCTCGAGCTCGATCGCCTGCCGGTTCTTCCCCTCGGCATCCTGATAGGAACGCTGCTTCAGGCGACCGGTCGCGATGACACGGGACCCCTTCGTCAGCGAACCGGCGACGTGCTCGGCGAACTCCCGCCACACCGACGCCCGGAGGAACAGGGCATCCCCGTCCTTCCACTCGTTCGCCTGACGATCAAACGAACGCGGAGTGCTCGCGATCGTGAAGTTCGCCACCGGGAGGCCGTTCTGGGTGTAGCGCAGCTCGGGCGCATCCGTGAGGTTCCCCACGACGGTCAGGATGGTCTCATTCACCACGGTTGTACCTTTCTCGTTTGGTGCTGATGGGGCCGCCTGCGTCTCGGTATCGCAGGCCACGGACGATCTGGCTGATGAGCCCATTCGTCACCCGGTAGTCGCGCGCCAGCGTCAGCTGGCTCGCGCCGCTGGCGTATCGCCTACGGATCGTCACCACCTGCTCGTTCGTGAACCGTCCTCGGCGCGTGGTACCAGCCGCGAGCATGTCGGCCACGTTCGACGCCCGAGTGTCGAAGCGGAGGTGATGGGGGTTGCAGCAGATCGGGTTGTTGCAGGAGTGGCACGTGTCCAGTCCCGGTGCGCGCCGCTCACCCGTCGTGAAAGTCACGGCGAGCTCGTGCGCGCCGACCATCCGCCCGTCCCAGAAAAAGCGCCCGTACCCGTCTTCGGTGTACCCGTCCCAGGGCCAACAGCCGTCGCCGCCCTCGACCATCACGTTCATCCAGAACTCGGTTACGCGAGTCGCCGCCTCGATGACCGTTTCCCCAGCCATCAGGACTCATCCCCGTGCTTGACATTCATGCTGTCGAACCCGACCTCGATACGGGACAGCTGCAGGGTGATGATGCAGCCGGTCTCGTTCTCGCCGCCCTCGATCGAGATGGTTCCGAACGTGTTCCAGTCCACGGTGTCGAGACGCACCTTCAAACCGAGGCCCCGAAGCTCCTCCTCGATGTCGGTGGGGTCGATGCCCCGGGCGATCGCCGCGGTGATCTTCTTCAGGTCGTCGCTCGTCGCGACAACGTCGTGAATGCTCTTTCGCTTGCTCATGCTGTTCTCGTCTCTTCGTTGTTCTGGGCCCGCCATTGCTCAGTCGCGCGGCGCATCCGGTACGCCTTCGCTCGGCGGGTGGCTTGGGTTCGGCACTCGGCGCAGCTGCACCGGTGCACCTGGTAGCAGTTCCCGGTCAACCCGTGGGGGTGCGACTTCGGGCACTCCCGTCTCGGCCCCCGGAGCGGGCTGTTCGGCTTCTCGCTCAACAGCCGCCGGCGGTATCCACCCGACGTGTTCCACTGAGCCGTGGCCAGGTAGACGAACTCGGCGAATGCCAGGTCCGACGCGGTCACCTCACCAGGGGGTGTCATTCGGTCCATCGGGTCTTCCCTCCCAGTCGTCGGTCTGCTCGTAGTACTCGGTGAGCTTCTGCTCGTACACCCTGGATTCCAGCCACTCGTCCTGATCCAGGCGGGTATCCCGACAGGGCCCGCACTTCTTCTGACCGGGGCCGTGGGGCATGTGCTTGGAGCAGTACCGGGGTGGAGCGTCCATCCGCAGGGGTCTGGCCGGGCGTTCCGGCGTCTCCTCGCGGCCCTCGCGCACCGCGTCCCAGGCGGCGGCTCTCGCACCGTTCTCCGCCCGCACCCGCTCCCGCGCACGCTCCCTCGCACCCGCCCGCTCGCTCGCGCCCCCTCGCCCCATAGCCACGGACGTCCATGGAGACTCGGACGGTGGCTCCGGTGTGCGGATCGTCACACCCCGCATATCCACCTTCAGCGGGTGCAGCAGCAGTAACCACTCCTCCCCATCCGCTTGGAACGTGGTGAGAAACCGTGCGTCGATCAACGCGAACACCCGGGCGAGAACCTCGTCCTTCGCGGCCTCCCAATCGGGTGTCTCCGGTGGGCACACGCCGTGCGCGATCCAGTCGACGTCGAACCTCCCCCGCCCCAGCGGGTCGAGATTCAGCCACAGCCACACGGCGAGCGGGATGGCGTCGTGCGGGGCGGCGGCGAGGTGCGCCCAGTCCGACGGATTGATCATGCGTTGCTTGGTTGACACTCCGGTCGTTCCCTCTCGCGAAACCCTCGATAATCAGATCGAGGGCCAACTGCAATTCCTCGTCACGGACGATCACGCACTCCGTGTACCCCTTCCCGCCCTTCCCCAGCACCGGCTCAGACTCGAACCAGCCGGAGAACGCATCAGGGAACCGGGTGCGCAGCGACCGCAACGCCTCCCGCTCCCACGACGCATCCGTCCCCCGCGGGGCGAGGATCACCTGACCCCCGAGACGGGCGAGCTCATCCAGGCGGGACGACACCCACGCCCGACCGACCTTCACAATGTGACGGCCAACACCAGCGGCATCCTGGAAGACCACGACGTAGGTCATTGCGTACTCAGGCATGGCACTCATGCGGCCACCGCCTCGGGTACGGCGCGCAGCGCGGCCGGGGCGAGCAGTTCGTCGATGATCGCGCCGCCCATGAGAGGCGGGACCGCGTTCCCGATCTGCAGGAACTGTTTGCCCTTGCCGCCCCGGAACGGGAACCCGACCGGGTAGGCCTGCAGGGCCGCCGCCTCGTGCGCCTCGAGCCGCACCGAACCGGGGCGGTTCTGGCGCGAGACGCCACCCTTGACGAACTCAGACCGTCCCGGCCCACCGAGACGCGGGTCGGCGACGACCGTCGTCGCAGGTCGCCCCGCACACCATGCCGGCAGCGCATCCCGAGATCCTCCGGGGCGTAGCACAAACCCGCCCGGCTCCATCCCCCCGGCAGACGCGCGGATGGTGAATGCCGGCTCACTCGCCTCGCGGCCCGGGCGGTCACCATGCCTCTCGACCATCCCGCGGCCCATGACCTTGTGCGCAGCGAAGTCACCGAACCCGAGTGCGTCGGCCATGCTGACCCACTTCAGAACGCCCTCGTCGAGTCGCTGCGGTTCGCGCTCGTAGTAACGGGAGTGCGTCGGCGGCGGCGGTGCCGCGTCGATGCCGTCGGCGCGGGCGATGAGCACGGCGCGGCGGCGGGTCTGCGGCACGCCGTACTGCTCGGCTCGGATGATGCCGACCCATACCGAGTAGCCCATGCCGCGAAGCACCTCGGCGCACGCCTCCCACACCGGCAGCACCGGGGGCACCTGCTCCCACGTGACGAACATGGGGCGGTCGCGGTGCACGTGCGCGAGGGGCGTCAGCACCAGGGCGGTACGGTCGTCGGTCTCCGCGCCGAGCGCACGCAGGCGGGCGGGCTGCTCGTAGGCGCGATCATCGATCGCGCGCAGCACGTCGTCGAGCGCCGCGCGCCCCGCACCCTTCCCCGCCAGGCTGAACGACTGACACGGGGGCGACGCGATCTGCATCGAGTGCGCGAATACCACCGGGTCGTCCGACAGTAGCCCGTCCCACACGTCGTGATAGATCGTCTCCATGCCCGCCGCGGCGCGAGACGCGCGAGCCTCGGGCATGATCTCTACGCCGCCCTCGCGGATGCCGCGGGCCTGCAGGGCGACGCCCCAGCCGGTGCCTGCGAACAGGTCGAGTGCCACTACTTCAGCGGTCATGCCGCCATCTCCTCTTCGTCGGGCTCGTCGGCGGGCGCGTAGCCGCCGTCGTTGTTGAGCCGCACCCACCCGTGCAGGGCGTGCAGCAGGGGCACGTCGACCGGGCGGCGGATGCCGATCCGGGGGACGCGGAACCCGAGGCGCGCGGGCACCTTGTTGCGGGTGATCTCGCCGTGGCATCCGGTCACGCCGTCGCCGCAGAGCAGCACACCGTTCGCCGCGAGAGCGAGGTACGCGCGGGGCTGCACCCGGCCCTTGCTCGCGCGCTTCACGCCGCCCTGCCCGCGGTCCTCGCGGTGATGCACCGACCAGCCGCCGAAGCCCGGGCCGCGGCGGTCCCACACGAGCGGCTTTCCGCACTTCGCGCAGCAACCCCGATCGCGATCCCAGATCTTTTCCACGGTGGCGGGCTTGAACTCTGCCGGCCCGGTCACGGGAGCGCCGCCGCACCGTAGATCATTGCGACGACGACGAGACCAAGCGCCAGCACGCATCCGAAGAACACGGCCGCGGCTACGTCGCGATACACGGCCGCCGCGCCCACCAACCCGGCCGCGCCGACGATCGACACCAGGCACAGGATGAACGCGCCGATCATCGGACACCGCCGCGGATCTCGGGCGCCACCAGGCGCGGGACGTTCGCAGCGGGCGGGCGCGGCACGGGTGCCGGCATCGCGGCGGTCTCGATGCCGCGGTCTCGGCGATGCATCTCGGCCGCTTCCCACGGGAGCGCGGCGACCGCCGCCTCGAGCTCGGCCGCGGCAGCGTGCGAGATTCGCGGGGCGGGCTCCCCCTCCGCGGGCTCGACCGGTGCGGGCGTCTCGACCCGGGTGCGGGGCTTGCCCGGCTCGGGGCGGTCGCCGATGACGTCGGCGAAGGCGCGGGCGAGCGCGGCGCGCAGCACGTAGGACTCGAGACGCTCCGACGGGTGCCGCTCCCAGATGTCGCGCCAGCAGCGGCCGTCCGCGGTCAGCACGTCCGACCCGGGCAGCGCCTCGACCCACCGTCGGTAGACGACCGTCTCGATGCCGTCGCGGCGCACCGTGGCGCGGGCTGCGGCGGGCGGCGCGTCGCTCAGCCAGAGCGGCACCCACACGACCCCGTCGGCCGTGAACTCCACCGGGTCGATCTCGAGGCGAGACCCCGTCGACAACGCGAGGCGCGTGTACTCGGCGAGGGTCTGGGCGACGTCGTCCACCGGTATCGGCGTGGGGGTGGCGGTGCGGCGGATGCGCGACGGGCGATCGTCGGTCGGCAGGGCGATGTCGGTCATGCTGCTGCCTCTTCCGTGTCCTGGTGGTCGTAGATGGCCCACATCGGGGGTCGGGCGATCTGAATCTCACCCGGGTATCCGGGCCACACACCCGTCTCCGTGCCGATGGCGAACAGTTCCCGTGCACGCTTCGCGCGGGCTCTCCCGATCTCCCGGAAGTCCTGGTCGAGGACAATCACCGCGGTGAGGAACGGGGGCTCCTTCTCGACGACGACGAACGCGAACGCGTCGTACTCGATCCCCACGAACCCAGCGGTGGCCTCGTAGTGGGCGTCCTGCACGTGGTAGCCGTGGTCGGCGACGGTCTTCGCGAACGCGACTGGGGTGGCCTCGGCGCGGTCGGTCTTCAGGTCGACGGCGACGCGGCGCCCGCCCCCGGTGGGGAGGACATCGAACCGGGCCCGGCACTCCGCACCCGTCACCGGGTCAGTGCCGAAGACGGACGCCTCGCGGAGTCCTTCCTGCTCGAGCAAGAGTCGTGCCATCGGGTTCGACAGGATGGCCTCCGCCATCGCGTCCACGTGGGCGATCTCGTGCGCCTTCAACGGGGTGACACCGTTTGCGCGGGCGTTCGCGATGAACTCGCGCGCCGCGTCCGTCCCGGTGGTGCCCGTCTTCGACAACACGCTCGCGGGGATCTCGACCGTGCCCGCACCGACACCAAGCACCTTCGAATGCACCGCCGTGCCAGCGTCGTACGCCTTCTTATGCGGCGACGGGTGCGACAGGAAGTACTCGAACTTCGCCGGGGCCTTCAGCAGCTGCCGGGCACCGGTCGATGACAGGGCCGGGTGCGCGTGGTACGTCTCCTCGTCCAGGTTGGGGACGAGACCGGAGTACGTTTCGGTGGTCATCACGCGGCCTCTCTGCGGATCTTGTTCAAGGTGTCGATGTCGGTTTTCCACTGGATGCCGTGGTTGGTCGTCGACAGGGCGCGCATGACCACCTGAGGGAACGCCTTCTTGTCGATCTGCTCGATGCGCCAGCGGATGCCGTCCACAACGGGCGCTTCACCCACCACCCACGGCTTCACGGTCGGTTTCTTCTTCGTCATGGCTTGGGCCTTCCATCGCGGCAACCGCACGACTGGCGGTTGCAGGGGAGCAGATATCCGTGGGGTTCGTGACCGCAGCAGGCACACGCCCGGATCACGTACTTCGAGTCGGGGTCAGCGCACATCTCGCGGCGCAACGCGTCACGCTCGTCAGCGATGCGCAGGAGCATGTCGAGCTCAATGGGCTCAAGAGTGACCGGGCCGAGATTGTGCTCGCGCCACATGCGCAACTCGCGGAGCATCTTCGCGTCGAGCTCAGCATCCGTGGACTCACGGACCGACTCGACGCTCACGGGTGTACCTCCCGTGCGGCTTCGAGCGCGGCACGCACGATCAAGCGCTCTCGGTACGAAAGGCCGTGAAACCGCTGCCCGAGATCGTGCTGTACGTGGCTCACCTCGGCGTCGGCGACCGTCCCGCGCGGGCGGACCTCGAAGACGGAGGCAACGAGAGTGCGGAGATCGGAAACATCAAGAGATTGGATGACCCCGTCTCCGTCGTATCCGTCGTCAATCACGGCGTCCTCGTCTTCTTCGGCGCGGAGCGCGAGCATGTCGAGGTACTGCTCAACGTTCCGCGCCACCGCCAGCGCTTCGCGTACGTCGTCGGCGGGCGGGGTGGACAGGGCCAGCCCCAGTTCGCGCAGTCGCGCCAGCGCCGCCTTCGCGAGCGTGCGCTCGAAGCGTCCGACGCGCGGTTCCCCAGTCGCCTCGGTGATGATCTCGGCGAGGACGTACTCGACGTCGTCGTACGTGGTCCCGGTCATGACGCCACCCGCTCACGGATCTCAGCAGGGATGGGCGCCTGGAAGTGCTGGGAACGAAGCCACCGGCGCGGGTGGTGTTCCGCGTTGTGAGCGTGAGCCCACCGTTGCGCCCGAAGGAACGCCGGGGACATGATCCGCTCGACCAGGCGGGCGGTGTACCCCTCACGGCATGCGGGGCAGTACGCAGCACCCTGCCGCTCGACAGCGATCTCCCGTTGCGGGTTCGACCACAGGTACGGCTGCGGGTTGGACTTGGCGCGCCACGCAAACCGCTGCGCGCGTTCCTTGCGGGGTCTGGGTGTCCGACTCGGGAGGCTTTCGCCGTTCCCATCGGTGAAAAATGAATCCACGAACGTGCCCTTTCAGTGGAGTAGGGAGGGATGGGGTGACGCTTGCCGCGTCAGGGGGGGGTGTCAGCGGTTGCGGCGGGACCGCACACCATCACGGACAACAGGGGCCAGAAACGCGACCCACACGACGAAACCGACAGGCGCCGCGAACCACGCGGGAAGCTGATCCGGATTGATCACGACGACACCTCCCGGCGCACGGACTGAGAGGCGATCTCGCGACTGGTCTTCCCGCAGCCGCCGCATCTGCGCGCAGCGATTCGATCGAATAGCTCCATGTCGCGGGCGAGGTCTTTCTCCCACTGGGGCATGTCCGCCATGGGATCGTTCACGACGCCACCTCCACAGCGGACAGGACACCGAGACGAACCCGGAGGCGCTCGAGGCCACGGATGGTTACCCGCACCTGAGGCGGGTCCAACACCAGTTCCCCGGTGCGGGGGTGGTGGTGGGACTGCGGCCGTTCCGCCAGGTACCCGGCGTCGACAGCGGACTGGTACGCCTTCCACTTGCCGTGCGAACCACGGTGGACCCACTTAATCGCGGCGAGCTGGTCGAACAGGCGCTTACGTCCGGTGGCGACACCCGCACGGGCGAGGATCTTCGCCGCGTCAGCGACCTCGAAGTCACCCTCTGCGGATGCCAGTTCGTCCCACGCCTCAGCCCGAGGGGCGAGGGCGGCGATCTGCTCGTCCTTTCGTTCGATGACACCCTGAGCGGTGACCAGGGCTCTCGCCATCAACTGCTCGGGAGACTCCTGTGCAACGTAGGCGCCGGTGCGGCGGATGCTGGGCAGCACCTCGTGTGTCACCCAGCGCTTGAACCCCCGGGCCGTCGGAACAGTCGCTCCGAGCACACCCATGTACAGGCCCGCCTCGTTGATGACGGTCATTTCCTGGTCGCCGCCAGGGGTACGCAAAATCTGCGTACCCTTGTCGTCCTCGTCGACGCGCCGTCCCAGCGCGTTCGCATCGCGGTAGCCGAGAATGCGCGCGGCGTCGGCCGCCACGAACCATGTCTCGCCGTCGATGAGAACCGTGCGGAGGTCGCGCCCCTCGAAGCGGAAGATGGTGAGGTCAGCGCCCACGACGCACCCCCCGCTCGGAGATGATGACCATCGCCAGGGAGACGCACACGCTGACGCTGGCCAACAGGACAGCGACCAGAGCGAGGATGACGGGGGCGGTCATGATGCCACCGCCCACAGAGCGACCGCAGCGACAGCGAAGGCGGTCAAGACACGGCGGGCGATACGCTTCCGACCATGGCTGTCCAACTGCACTACTACGGATCCGTGTTCAACCTGTCCGAGTCCTACGCCGACAGGTACTGGGGTGACACGCTCGCGTCCACCTTCGACGATGTCAAAGACGGCCGATTCGGTCGTCTCGTGAACTTCGCGCTGCAAGACGGCGGGCAGGTGTCGTTCGTCTTCGAGGCGACCACGCACTACGCGCTCGTCACCCGCTGACACGCGGCGCGGGTGGACTGGGCGAGACAGGTCGCCGTGTTGCACGCGCCACAGCGCGTTCCTGAGACGAGCGTCCCGGCACGGTCCACAGGGGTTGATAGTTCCGCGGCCATGCTCGGCGCAGAACGGGTTCGGGGCGGTCATGACTGCTCCGCAGGACGAGTTGCGACGCGGGTCTCAGCGATCCACGCGTCGATCTCGGACTCGAGGTAGATGACGGTGCGGAGGCTGGGCTTGTAGTAGGCCGGGCCGCGCCGGTTCTCGCGAAGGTCGGCGAGGATGCCCGGCGTCATGCCCGGTACGCGCTCGCACACCTGCTCGGGCGAAAGCCACACCGGCTGCGTCGTCGCCTTGCGGAGCGCGGTGACGTTGCTCATGCTCCGGCCTCCGCCGAGCGCGCATCCTCCGCTGTGCGGAGGACAAAGAGCGAGTCGAACGAAGCGTGCGGGAATGCCGCAGCGAGCTTCGCGAGGAACTCGTTCGACGCGACGGTCGCGCCCGTCCGCACTCTGCGGAGGGTGGAGTCGTCTACGCCGATGAGACGCGCGAACTCAGCATCGGTCTGGATGCCATGCGCGTCTCTCAGCTTGTCGAGCCGCACAGGATCGACCGAGAGAAAGTGGGTTCTTGCACCCGCGTTAGTGGCTTGCATGCACGTCACGCTACCCCAGGTCTGCCGCGCGTGCAAGCGTCCTGCATGCTCGTTAGCCGGAGCGGGCACACATCGCCGCATTCTTATGTGCGCGTAGCGCGCGTGCATGCACGCAAGGCCCCGTGTAGCGTGGGTCCGTGAGCAATGAGAGCGGCTGGGCGAACTACGTCCGCACTAACAGCAACGGCGACAACAACGCCGTGATCGCCAGCAAGGCTGGCGTCTCTGGGGCTACAGCGGGTCGCTGGGTGAAGGGCGACACCGTAGCGCAGCCCCAGCAGGTGATCGCCTTCGCGCGTGCATACGACCTCAGCCCCATCCCCGGCCTCATCGCCGCTGGGCATATGACGATCGAGGACATCCCCGACGACATCGTCGTGCAGCAATCTGACGGGCTCGACAGCATCGCCACGCGGACGCTGGTCGACGAGCTCGCGCGCCGCATCGACGCCATGGCCGACTATGCCGAATGGGTCGACGCGATCGCGAATGGGTCGCGGTCTCGAGCCCAGCTAGGATCGGCCACCCTTCGCTACCTCGACCCTCGCCGTCCGCCAGTGGCTGTCCGAGGCGAAGACTTCGCAGAGGTACTCTCGCCGCATATTGCTCAGGTCGCGACCCACGGCGACGCCGCCGTTTACAGCATGGGCGACGACTTTTCTGCCGCCCGCCGTCGCCGCAATGTCGGAACCCCCGCGCAAGATGAAGAGGCGTCGGTCAAACAGCCACCCGCAAAGCAGCGGACCGCGGCGAAGAAGGGCACACGGAAGGCTGACCGCGCACCACACGCCGAATGAGAGGGCACGAGGTGAAGGCACTACTGCAGTTCGCAGCCGCACGTGGCATCCGCGTGCACGCCGCCCACCTCGAGCCCGGAATCCTCGGCGAGTGGTACGCCGACGAGAACGAGATCTACTTTGACCTCACCCTCACCCCCAACGAAGCCACCTCAGTGGTCGCTCACGAACTCGGGCACGCGCACTACGGCCACGCCTGCGAGGACGACTCCAATGCCGAGACGCAGGCCGATGAGTACGCCGCACGCCTCCTGATCGACCCCGTTCGTCTCGCCGCTCTCGAGCGCGACGGCGCGACGGTCCATGACATGGCAGAAGACCTGCAGGTAACCGAGGAGCTCGTCGATATCTACCTGACCCGCTGCCTCACCCGCGTCCGCGGTGTCACCTACGCCCACGCCCGGATGGGCGCCGGCCAATGGTCGCACCGCGTCCGCTTCACCATCTAACGGAGACCCTCATGGCCGGATCCATAGAGGCATACGACACCGCCAAGGGGCGCCGCTACCGCGTTCGATACACAACCCCGAGCGGCAAGCGCACCGACAAACGCGGATTCAAGACCAAGCGCGAGGCCGAGATCTTCCGCGCCGAGGTCACCGTCGCCGTGGCCTCAAACGCTTACCTCGACCCCACCCTCGGCAAGAAGACCGTCGGCATGTTCGCCGAGCAGTGGAAGACCGGCCGACTGGCCCGCCTCAAGCCGTCGAGCCGGAACACCATGGAGACCTCCTGGCGAGTGCACGTTGAGCCCCAGTGGGGTGCGCGCGGAGTCGCCAGCATCCGAGCATCAGAGGTAGAGGACTGGGTCAGCGCTCTGCTCTCCCCCACTACGGAACGAAAAGCGCTCAGCGCCCAGACGGTCCGCCGCTGCGTCTTTGTGTTGTCCAGCGTTCTCGCTATCGCCGAACGTGACGGCGTCATCCGGTCGTCGCCGACGAAAGGCGTGCAGCTTCCCGCAAAGCGCTCGAAGCCAAAGCGCTTCCTCACCCATCAGCAGGTGGAGCGCCTGTCAGCCGAGGCACCCGGGAGGGAGACCATCATGCTGTTGCTGGCCTACACCGGCCTGCGCTGGGGCGAGGTTTCAGCACTACGGGTCCGCCACCTCGAGATGCTCCGCCGCCGCATGCTCATCGAAGACAACGCCGTCCTGGTGAAAGGCGTCTACGAGATCGGCACGCCAAAGCACGGCAGCGCACGCGAGGTGCCCATCCCGGCCTTCCTGGTGGCACCTATCGCGCGGCTCTGCGAGGACAAGACGCGTGACGCCTTTCTGTTCTCTGACGGCGTCACGCCCATGACCTACCCCCACCGCACCTCAGGTTGGTTTGTCAAGGCCGTCACCGCCGCACAGAGCGCCGACCGGACCTTCCCGACCATCACACCGCACGACCTTCGTCACACAGCCGCGTCGCTCGCCATCTCCGCCGGCGCCAACGTGAAGGCAGTCCAGCGGATGCTCGGGCACGCCTCGGCCGCCATGACACTCGACGTCTACGCCGAGCTTTTCGATGATGACCTCGAGTCCGTCGCCACGAAGATGGCCGACGCGCGTGCGGCGGCAGTGTCCTAGCGACTAACGTGGAACACGGCAGGGACCGGAGTAACAGTCCGACCCTGCCGTGCCCCACTGGTTGGTTACTTACCTGACTTCTTGGTGGGCTTCTCTACAACGGTCGTTCGCGGGTTGCGGGCGGCCGTTGTTGCTTTCACGAACCGACCCGTAATCGCGCTGCGCGCGCGTCCTTTACCTGCCATGTCTCATCACCTCCCTCCGCGCTTGTGGGCAAAACGTGGGCAAGCCCCCACCCCGGGCAGCCGTGAAGGCCACGTCGAGGTGGGGGCTTGCGACCGCAATGCGGTGCAAATTTGCGCTGCGGTCAGGCATTCTCAGAAGTCCCAGTCGTCGTCCTCGGTCGCCTCGGCCTTGCCGATGACGTACGACGAGCCCGAGCCACTGAAGAAGTCGTGGTTCTCGTCGGCGTTCGGCGACAGGGCCGAGAGGATCGCGGGGTTCACGTTCGTGACCGACGCGG